CATCGCCCGTATGCAGGCACAGAAGGCCCAAGAGGCGCTGCAAATGCGTGAAATTGAGGCTTCACTTGGTGAAAAAGAAGCCAAGGCCCGCAAGGTTCTGGCAGAGGCGCTAAAGTTGGAAGGCAGCCGCGCATCCGACCAGATCGACCTGTTAAAAAAGGCGATGGAGGCCGCAATCGCAATCGCCGGGGCGCCAGCCGTTGCACAGGCCGCCGACCGCGTGCTGATGAACGCTGAACAGCAGGCATTGCGCGATCCAAAGGCCGAGCAACAAGCCGCCCAACAAGAGAAAATGATGCAGGCAGAGCAAGCTGCAATGCAGATGCAGGCCGAAGATCAGGCTGCAATGGGCGCGCCCGCGGAACAAGACCCAACCCAAGCACCACCTGCCACAGAAGGATTTATGGCATGAATGACCAAACCCAAGCTACCGCTTTGACGCACGACGATATCCCCGAAACATTTACGCTGGAGGGGTTACGCCAAACATTCAGCGACGAAGAAATCGCAGAAAAGAACGAAGGCGACGATCCAATTTTGCCTGATGCTGATCTGTCGGTAAAGTCGCAGGCTGCAAGCGACGACCTGCCCGAAGACTTGGGCGACGACGATGACAACGATGATGCCGCAAAATCCGCACCAGTGGTCGCCGCTGTTGCCGCTTTTGAACAGCCGGACCCGACCCCGCCCCCCATGATCGACACCAGCGCCGAAGAACAGGCGATGAAGGACGTAAGCGCTAAAATCGACAACTTGCACACCGCCTATGACGATGGTGATCTGACACGCGCTGAATGGACAGCGCAACTCAACACCCTGATCGAAGAAAAAGCAGCAGCGCAAGCGGTTATCAACGCTGCGAGCCAGCAACTTGAAAGCAACTTGGCTACATATCGGGAATCGTGGTTTTCCAAGGTCACGGATTACCAAGCGCAGCACCCATATTTGGCAAGTCCAGAGCATTATGACAACTGGGATGCGGCGCTAAAAGCAGTCAACAGCAATGGCGCGTATGAATCCCTGTCACTGTCGCAACGGATCGAACAGGCTCACCGCATTTATGCCGCGCACTATCAAGGCATTGAGGGCAAGCCATTGCCCAGCCAGCCAAGCATGACAGCCAAGCAAAAACAGGTGGTAAAGGCGGAAGCAGAGCAGGCCAAGCTGCGCACAGACCCGCGCCCGGACGCGCCAACAACATTGGCCGACCTGACAAACGCCAGTGATGGGGGCGGTATGGAAGATGGGCGCTTTGCGCAGATAGACCGTATCGCAGACCAAGACCCCGTAAAGAGCGAAGCCCTATTCGCCGCAATGTCAGAAGCCGACCAGCAAGCATATTTGGCAGCTGGTTAAACAAAAGGATCGCCGGGGAATGATGTTGATGAAAAACGTAGAGATATTGGCTGACAGCCCCGGCACAGTAATCGTGGGTGATGTGGTGTTCCACATCACCCGCATTACAGAACAACGCCTGTCTATTGGGATTGTTGCGCCGCGTGACCAACTCATCACAGCCTCATGGCGTGATAAAACAAAGTCTGTTGAACAATAACCACTAGATGTGGTATCTAAAGCAATAACCATTCACAGGAAGTGCTTGGGTCAACCATTATTTTGACCACAGGAGACTTCCGAGATGCTGACCAACGTAGGCGTCAACTCGCCACAAGCAGTGAAGCGGTGGGGCATTGCCCTCGCAACAGACACCGAAAAGCAAATGTATTTTTCGCGCTTCATCGGCGCGAATGAAAACTCCATCATTCAGCGCAAAACCGAACTGGACGATGATGCCGGAGATGAAGTGTCGTTCGACCTGAACATGCGTCTACGTGGCGGCATGACCTACGGCGATAACGTGGTCGAAGGGTCCGAAGAAGCCCTGACATTCTATCAGGACAAGGTTCGGATCGACCAAGCCCGTAAAGGCGCATCTGGTGGTGGCAAAATGACGCGCAAGCGCACACTGCATAACCTGCGCCAAATCGCCAAGGACCGCACCGCCGAGTATATCGCTGAATGGATGGACGAAGGTTTCTTTGTCTACCTGTCGGGCGATGCTGGCTTTACGGCAATCAACCAAGACAGCAAATTCCCTGCGGCATTTGCTGGCAACCCTGTTGAAGCACCTGACGCAGATCACATCTTGTTCGGCGGTGCTGCGACTTCCAAGGCAACCATCACGGCGGCCGACAAAATGTCGTTTGCATTGTTGGAACGTGTGGCGGTCAAGCCGCGCATGATGAACGCGGTCAACCCTGACGTTGTGAAAATGTCGCCAGTGACCGTCGAAGGCGAAAAGCGTTACGTTGTGCTGATGTCCCCATTTCAGGCCCACTCATTGCGCACCGAAACGGGCGATCTGTCGTGGACCAAGGTTCAACAGGCACTTGCCACGTCCGAAGGCCGCAAGTCGCCAATCACCAAGGGCGGTTTGGGATTGGTCAACGGCTTGATCCTGCACGAGCATGAAAACGTGCGTCGGTTTAGCGATTATGGTGCTGGTTCCAACGTGCAATCCGCGCGTGCGCTGTTGCTGGGGCGCCAAGCTGGCGTTGTGGCATACGGTCAGGGCGGCAAAAAAGGGATGCGGTATTCGTGGGTCGAAAAGATGTTCGACGCCGACAACCAAGTCGCGATCTACGCCGGGACAATTTGCGGCATGAAGAAGGTCCGCTATAACGGCAGAGACTTTGGCGTAACCGCCATTGATACCGCCTCGACTGATCCGAACGCGGCATAACCAGAGGGGCGGCCACAGCGCCGCCCACCTGATCCCCAATAAGCGCCAGCAGAAGGAACTTTCAACATGGCGACGAAACAATCTCGATTCTATCAGGGCAACGCACAAGTGCCCTTCAATACATCGCACAAAGCCGGTTCGGTTGTGACTGTTATTGCCACCATTGACCTGTCCGCAGGCTTGCTGGCCGCCGATGTGATGGAAATCCTGCCCGTCCTGCCCAATGGCCGCATTGTCAATTTTGACATTTCGGACGTGGGTAGCCTATTGGGCACTACGAACATCACAATCGGCATGATGACCGGCAACCCAGGCGACACCACAGCGGTGCGCACGGTCGGCAATGAGTTGATTAACGCCCAAGCGGCAGGCGTTGTTGCAGCCTCCACACTGGCGCAGCTGGCCGCAATTCCGCGCAACGATGGCACTGCCAAGTCCATCGGCATGCGTGTCAGCGCCAATGTGGCCGCAGGCGCAAGCAAGGCTTTGCACATCCGGTACAGCTACACCGCCTAAAGACCAATGCTGGCCTCATAAAACCGGGCCAGCATTGCAAACCCTGCAATGTGAGGAAACACAATGACTGCCATGCTGATCCGCTGCCTGCAAAAACGTAAAGGTGGCTCTGATATCACGATGAATGATGGTAAATCCATCGTCTTCCGTCCAGACGAGAATGACGATCATGTTGCGATGGTCACAGACCCCGACCACATCCAACGCCTATTGTCGATCACCGAAGGTTTCAAAATCCACACCTCGAACGATGCAAGCCCCGCTGCCAATCAAAAGGCAATCATCGCCGGGGCGGTAAAGAGCATTGTCGCGGGTAATGACATTTCTGGCGCCAATCTTGGAGACCAAACGACAAGCATCAAGGACGTAGGCCCAGTTGCCTTACCTGTTGATGCGACCCGACCATTGGATGACCTGAACGACGAAGAATTGCGCTCTGTATTCCAAAACGAACTGGGCCGCGTGCCGCACCACAAAGCCAAATCCGAAACCATGATTGCGCAGATTGAAGCAGTGCGGGCCGAGACTTCCACAAACGCATAAATCCGCAAATTCGCTTGGAGACAGCGCGTGACATTCCAGTCAAAAACAGTGATGGAGCGCGCAGCGACTACGCTTCAAGATGCGACAAATATCAGGTGGCCGTTGCGCGAACTGCACGGCTACCTGAATGATGGATTGCGAGAAATTGTAACCATAAAGCCAAGCGCGAAGTCAAAGACTGTGAACATATCACTGGCATCAGGAACGCTGCAAACCCTCGCGCCAGAACACGTTATCCTGTCCCGCGCTGTACGCAACATGACGGAAAGCGGCGGTGGCAAGGCTATTCGCAGGCTGGATTCCCGGTCGATCATGGACAGCCACATGCCTTCATGGCAAGACCCATCAGCTATGCCATTTGCGAAGTCCGTGGTTCATGTGATCCATGACATTGCCAACCCAACACAGTTTTATGTGGTGCCCGGAAACGATGGAACAGGCGTGATTGAGGCAGTTGTAGGAGCAATGCCAACACCAAGCCCAGAACCAGCCGCGCCCGACAGTCTGGCCAGCTATTCAGATATCGTTGATATGCCCGATTCATACTTCAATGGGTTGGTCGATTATGTGATTTACAGATCGTACTCCAAAGACAGCCGTGTTGCAGGTTCAGCAATGCGGTCCCAAGCGCACTTCCAATTGTTCAGAACTTCTATCACAGGGTTTTCTGAATCTGAAACAGGCATGTCTTTGGCTGCCGCCAACGCGCAAGCAAAGGACGGTTCGTGATGCTACCAGCATTTACCACCAACATATCTGACTTGATGCCGTACATTCTGCCGCGCGCGCCGACTGTGCCGCTTCCATACGCAGAGTTTCAGACACGGCTTGCTGTGATCGAGTTTTGTGAACGGACCCGGTGCTGGCGGCAGATCATCGAAACAAACGTCAGCGCCCAAGGCACGGCAATTCTGTGCCCGCGCAACGCAACAATCCACGAGTTTGAGGAAGCCACCCTAAATGGTATCGACCTCACACCCGTTCAATTCACAGACGTGCAGCCGGACGAATTGACCGGTGAGCGTGAGGTCGGGCAGGCGCGGTACATCACACAGGTTTCACCCGGCACCGTGTCCGTATACCCCAAGCAGCAAGGCAAGCTGCGCGTTTCATGCTTCTTGAAGCCGGTCCACGGCCAAAGCATTGGCGTCTTTGACGACGACCCGTTGGCGGATGAGTACAACGTCCTGCCGTCCTTTATGGTTGCGCAGTACGCCAAGGCTTTGGCCGATGGCGCACTGTTCAACATCATGTCCACCAATAAGCAAGATTTCACCGATTTGGATATGGCTGCAATGCACAAAGCGGCATTTGACCAAGCCTGCAACAGCCATTTTAGCGCAAACCTTCGTGGACAACAGCGGGCCCCGCTGCGCACCCGGCCCCGGTTCATGTGAGGGCAGGATAAATGATAATCAGGTCTGCCGATTTCAAAGGAAGAATCCCAAGGCTTCACCCCCGGTTGCTTCCCGGCAATTATGCGCAGCTTGCGAGCAGCACAAGGCTTGAGGATGGTGCTATTGGACCGATCAAGGCATCCAGCACTGCGCACACATTCCCGGCACCGCCATCTACTTTTATGAAGGTAAATGGGAATTACGTTTCATTCGACACGATAAATGTAACCGCGGCACTTGGTCCCGTGGCGCAAGACCGACTTTACTTCATGGGTGACGGATCACCGAAGATGCGCGTTTCAGGGGTAGATTACCCTTTGGCCTTGCTTGCCCCTACAGTGCCGCCAGTTGTTACCAAGATTTCCCCATCGGTAGGATCGGGCACCCCAACTCTTACTGTAATCACAGATGTGCCGCCAGCTGGCGATGAGGTCAATGAACGGTTCCAATACCGATATGCTGCAATAACTGACCGAGGCGAAACGATAGCGTCCTCAATGGCTGAATGCACAAGGATCGACGGTCAGTTTGTTGTCGTCGGGGGGATGCAATTGCCAGAAGGTACAAAAAGCATCAGACTTTACAGGTCAGACTTAAATCGGGCATCTGGAGCAGCAGGACGGTTCGGACTTCTAAAAGACGAGCCTTATTCAATTGCACTTCATGGTCCGCTGTCCTTAGCAACCATATCTGATGGGTTCACCACATTTCCGGACGTAAGCAAAGCGCTATACGAAAACGGTGACTATTCTGGCACAGAGGAGGTTGTAATCTATGCCTACACCTACGTCACGCAATTCGATGAGGAAAGCCAACCATCCCCAGCATCGGAAACATTGAATATCGGAAAAACCGACAGCGCCAAATTCACTTTTTCAGCGCCGGTCCAGACAGGCCGAGGCATTGACCGGGTTCGCGTATACAGATCAAAGACAAGCCTTTCTGGTGTAACGGATTATTACTTCCTGATCGAGTACCCAGTCGCAAGCGCGGGCCTTGAATTGGAAGATGGTTTCAATCAATTGCTGAACGAGCCGCTTACCAGCCTTGAATACAACATACCGCCCTCTGGTGCGCGAGGATTGATCCCCCTACCCAATGGCCTCATGGCTGCGTTTGTTGGGCGCGAATTGCTTTTTTGTGAGCCATACAAGCCACATGCTTGGCCAGTGAAATATAGATTGACCACAGACACGGATATCGTGGGACTTGGTGCGTTTGGCACGGTTGTCGCCGTTATGACAAAGGGATCACCGTTCATGGTACAAGGTTCCGACCCATCGCTCATGGTCATGGAGAAAATGGAGCGCACACTTCCATGCCTAAACCCGGCATCAATTGTCGATATGGGTTACTCTGTAGCCTATGCGTCATATGAAGGGCTTGTTGTTATAGGCCAGCAAGGAACAGACGTTGTAACACGGGGATTGTTTACCGAGGAGCAGTGGCGTTCTATCGGTCCCGACAGCATCATTGCGGCACAACGTGGCGGAAGGTATCATTTCAGCTATCAGCCTATTACTGGCGGCCCGCGAAAATTCAATATCATAGACCTAAGCGGCGAACAGCCATACCTAATAACCGCAGGCATTGCGCCAACCTCACTCTATTATGACTCTGATACGGGTTCCTTGTTATTCATTGAAGGCAATGGTTCTGTCGTCAAAGAATTTGACCCGCGCAACGGGCCGACCGTAAAAAAGCAGTTGTGGCGAGGTCGCAGGATCATGCTGCAAGGGTATGAAAACTTTGGTGCCATACTGGTTGAGTGCGATGATGTTCCCGGCGCAAAAGAAAACCCGGCAGACCCAGATTGCACAATCAGAATTTACGCAGATGGCGTTATGGTCCACACGACGACAGAGATAAACCGCGCGACACGCCTGCCATCCGGGTTTCTATCCGATAAATGGGAGATTGAGATTGAAGGGTATGCGCCGGTCACGGGCATAAGCCTGGCGCATGACATTGCAGAACTTGCAGAGGGTTAATGGATCATGGCCGAGGACGTAAACCCATGGCAAGGCGTGTCTGCGCAGCCAGAGCCGCGCCGCACGCAGCCATTGTCATCTGGGCGCATGGACCCTGTGGCGCAAAGGACTATCAACAATGCCGAGGTTTTGGCCGGATTGCGCGGCGAAAAGTCAGAACATGCAGTTCGGTTCAAGGACCTGGAGCGCATACAAGATCAGTTTCAAAAAAACGTATTAAAATCGTTTGGCGATAACCTTCTATCGGGCGAAATTGGGCAAAAAATAGCGGGGCAATTCGCAGCTATCGACACGGAGTCAAAAGCCCTACTAAAGCAATTCAACGACGACTTTGACGCGGCAGCCGAAGATATAAATTCTTTAGGCGAAGTTGTCTCTGGTAATTTCACTACGCTTTCGACATCCCTAGATAGCAACACAACCTCTATCAGTTCTCTGATCGTGTCCGTTAACGGGGTTCGTGCCACATATGGCATTCGTATCAACAACAACGGACACATCAGCGGATTTGGCCTTATATCGCAGCTTGTTAATGGATCACCTGTCAGTGACTTCATTATCAACGATGCAACATTTCGCATTGTGAACAGCAGTGGCGCAGGGAATTACACACCTTTTGCGGTTTACCCTGCAGGGCGCACAGTCGATGGCGCATTTGTACCAGCAGGCGTACATGCGCAAAACTTGTATGTGACAAATGCAAATATCGCCAACCTTTCAGTGGACACCCTTAAAATTCGGGGGAATTCTGTCACTGTGCCTGTGTTCGCAACCGGCAGCACCTTGACTGGCAATGGCGCATTTCAGTTGGGCGCGGCGGTAGGTGTCGACCTTGGATCAAATACTGGCGACGTTTTTATATTCTGGAACGTCAAACAGGGATATTCGGCCGGCGAAAAGCTGTGGGGGTATCAAATAACGACCAACGGCGCACCCTTCGAGAGCCGTGTAAACATGATTTTTGGGAGCGACCAACCATCCGGCGCAGCAAAAATATCATCGGTATCAGGCACGCAGTTTGTAAGGTTCTTTTGGCAGGGGCAGGATTCGACTATAACAGGACAAGTGACGCTTCAAATCTTGGCGAGATTCAGATGAACCAATATGCAATTTACGACCCTGAGGATGGGTGTATCATTTGTGTGGTTGATGCTTCCCCCGGCCAAATGATGCCAGAAGGCCCATTGAGTGACGGGTCCGGGCATCATGTCTACCACATAAAAAGCCGTGAAATAAATCCAGATGAAGATCGGATACTGTCTCGCCGCGCTGTGCGCAAACCTAAAAAGATGATTGCCGATCAGGATTACAAGTTGGAGTGGGCCAGTGTCAAAGCTATCAGGCACAGGCTTCTTACCGCATCAGATTGGACGCAGGGCGCAGACAGCCCATTGGGCGAAAATAAGAGGTTGGAATGGTCGCTGTATCGTCAAAGTTTGCGTGATATAACCCACGGCACACAAGACCCGAAATCCGTTGTCTGGCCAACGCCACCAGATTAAAAAATACAATAAAATGGAGGACTGCCCGTGCCTTACACCATGACACGCACAAATCAAATTGAATTACTGAACGCCGCCCTTGAGTTGACCCAAAGCGAGGGCTGGCACAAGGATGCGGTGGCCTATGCAGCGATAGAGAAATCATCCAATCAAATGGCATGTATTGGTGTTTTCCAAAACTTTGCCGGGGGAAGTGCCGAATTTCACTTCTCCACAGCAGGCCGAAGGCTGAACAAGACAATCCTTGAATCTTATAAATTTATTGCGTTTCATCCACGCATGATGGGCCTCAAGCGCATTTTTGCCAATGTTGCGGCAAGCAACGCAAACGCCCAAAAAGCCTGCCTCAATGCTGGATTTACATTCCAATATCGTAAACCCTCTGGCGCGGCAGGGGGCGAAGATGCTATTGTATTGATGCTGGTGCCCAGTAATGAGCCAAAGCACGCGCAGGAGGTGCGTTCAGATCAATCAGGGTGAGTACACCCCGACAAGGTAGGAACACACAGTGGGTAGCGCACCAAAACCAGACCCTATGATGGGCGTAGCAGCATCCATGTCCGCTGAAACGGGGCAGCAAATGCTTGCGTTTATGAAGGATCAGGCCGAGGTCACGAACCAGTGGGCGGCGGAAGATCGGCAGCGATACAAAGATGATTATGCGCCCATGGAGAAGGCATACGCCTATTCCGCCCAAGCGGAAGGTGATCCAGCGCGCATTGGCCTGAACGCTGACCTTCGTGCGTCAGAAGCAACCGCTGATGTCAAACAGCAATTTGCATTGCAGCTTGATGCCGATAATCGCAGGTCGCGGTCTATGGGCGTCAGTCCTAATTCTGGCCGTGATATGGCTCTTGGCGCATCACGCGGCGCGGCAGAGGCATTGGCAACGGCTGGGGCTGCGAATATGGCCCGCAGGTCGTCTATCGCAGAAGGTCGCGCCCGTGCCGATGGGATGATGGCAAACGCGATCAACATGGGTAAAGGCATGGCTGTAAACCCTGGAACGTCCATGGGCTTGTCAAACGGTGCTGCGCAGTCAGGCTTCAGTGGAGCCATGAGTGGCTACGGCCAGCAAGCCAGCATCCTTGGCAAAGATTTTGAAAACAGGATGTCGTCTTACAACGCAAAAGGTAGTGCCCTTGGGTCCATTGGCAGCGCGATTGGCACGATTGCCGGTGTTATGCCATTCGCATCATCTAAGAAAATCAAGCATGGCAAAAAGCCAGTCGATGCCCTTGGCGCCGTAAAGCAGATGCCGGTTGAACAATGGACGTACAACAAAGGCGAGGGTGACGGTCAAACACATGTCGGCCCCTACGCAGAGGACTTCAAGAAGGCCACAGGCGTAGGGACTGGCAAAAGCATTGACCCTATCACAATGATGGGCGTGACCATGGGGGCTGTGCAGCAACTTGCCAAGAAGGTTGAGGCACTTGGCGCACCCAAGCGCATGGTGGCAGCATGAGTGGCTTTGCATCCGCGCTGTCAGGCTTTGCAGGCGGGTTTGCAGGCGCGCGCGAAAAAAAAGCGGATCGAGCGCAGCAAGATAAATGGTTGGATTACCATAACAAACGACTGGACGTGATGAACAGCATGGGGGCCGCCCCGCCAGATGTTCCCGGAGGCGACGCCGCGCAAGGTCAGTATGTCGAAGGCGGGGCGTTGAACACTGGTTCGCAGCCTGCAAGGTCCAGTGGCGGGTATTCAGCGCGCGCGCCAAACCTATCGCCTGAAATGCGGGATGGTATTCTTGGAACTGCCAACCGCCTTGGCATGGACCCTGTAGACCTTGCGACCATCATTTCATACGAAACGGCAGGCACATTTAGCCCGACACAGCGGGGACCAACAACGCAGTGGGGCCAGCACCGTGGTTTGATCCAGTTTGGAGAGCCGCAAGCAAAGGATTACGGGGTGGATTGGAATAACCCCGTGCAATCGCAGCTTGGCGAAGGCGGCGCGGTGGAGAAGTATTTTTTATCGCGCGGATGGAAGTCTGGCATGTCGATGGAGGATGCCTATTCAATTGTAAACGCAGGCAGCCCCAGCTTGGGGCACCGCACAGATGCCAACAATGGCGGAGCGCCAGGAACCGTAGCCGATAAGGTGCGCGATCAGATGCACGGCCATAGAGCAAAGGCAAACGCACTCTTTGCCACACCTATCAATAAACAACCTCTTGGCGCACCACCGCCACCCTTTCGGAGAATGGCACAATGAGCGCGTATGGTATTGCAGGGCTGGTAGACGGTTTTTTCAAAGGCCGGGAAATCCGCAACAGTTGGGATGACCGCAAAGACGCAAAAAAGCGTCAAGAGAAAATGGATGGGTATTATGCCGATGAACAAGGCAGGGTTGCAGAGCGTCATGACTGGGCACGCGGTAATCAGGGCCGTAATGTGTCTGATTGGGAACGTGGCCGCGCTGATGATGATGCGATTAGAAAGGCTGGTAATGATAGTGCCGATGCCACGGACGCATCTGTCGCCGC